TTGTGGCGACTTCACCGTGTCGAGCGGATCGATCACGATCCCGTTCGGCGACGGCATTTCGAGCGGCGCCGGCTCCGGCCTGCTGACCGCGGCGCTGGTCAACTCGTTTGTGACGCTGCCGGCGGTAGTGGGCTTCACCTACAACAGCGACGGCCAGCTGGTGCGGCCGGTCACGCAGGCCGACACCGGCGCGCAGGCCGGTCCGGGCTGGGCCAAGATCGGCCGGCAGTCGCGCGCGGCCGCGCAGATGTACGGCATGGTGAACGGCTCGATCTCCTTCGGCAACGACTTCACCGCGATGTACGTGGCCAAGCTGCGCTATCCCGACGATACGCCCTACACCGTGCAGCAGCAGTGGACCGGCATCTGGCGCGACAACGTCAATTCGTCCCTTGATTTCGACGGCATGCTGGCCTGGCGCATTTCGCGTCCGCTGCCGGGCTTCATCATGGCAGCGGGCGGCTTTACTTCGAAGGCGGATGTCTGATGGTCTCATTGAGCAACAGCACGTTCAGCAACATCGGCGGCGCGGTCTCGGACCTATTCGCGGGCTTGGGCGCCGAGGCCAAGGGCGAACTGCAGGCGCAGGGGCTGCGGATCACGGCGCAAGGCACGCGGATCACCGCGCAGGGTACGCGCCTGTCGGCGGAAAGCCTACGCACCAAGGCTAAGGGCGACCTGGCCGAGGCGAGCAATTACGACCTTGCCGCTGGTCTGGCACAGGCAAACGAAGCCTTTACCGAGCAGAGCACCCGTATCCAGAACGCGCAGGCCGCACGGCAGGAAACCCTGGTGCTCGGCGGACAGCGCGCTCAAGTCGCTGGAGCCGGGTTCGCTGCGGGCGGTAGCGCGCTCGACATCATGCGCGATTCGGCGTCGCAGGCGGCCCTGCAGCGTGGCGTGCTCCAGCAGCAGGGGCTCATCACCGAGGCCGGCTATGAGGAGCAAGCCAAGTCGTTTCAGACCATGGCTACGGCCGGCCGGGAAACGGCGGCGAGCGAGTACGACATTGCGGCCAAGACCGACGTCATCGCCGGGCAGCAGGACCAGATCGCGGCTCAGCAGGACATTCTGGCGCAGCAGACGCAGGATGCGGCCAATAAGGAAGCCGAAGGCGACTTCATCGGAAGCGCAATCAAGGGAATCGCTGCCGTCGCATCAGTGTTCCTTGCATAGGAGGCCTGAATGGCCGGCAACATCCAGCAGTTCAACGCCGGCGATCTCGGGTTGCGGCCATCTGAGGTCGGCGTTGAGGCACGCGCCGGCACCGCGCGCCGCATCGGCATGTTCTCCAACCAGCAGGCCAGCGCCGAGGAACTTCTGGCGCGCTCGACCTCGCATCTCGGCGGTGAGACGCAGCAGCTGGGACGTCAGACTGCACAACTCGGCTCCGAGGTCGGTGCCTCAACGGCGGCGGCTGGCCGGGCGATCGGCAGCAGCATCGTGGCTGCCGGCGATGTCGCGGTGAAGTATCTCGACAACAGGCAGATCAGCGAGGGAGCCAAGTCCTACGCACAACTGTTGCAGGAGACGACCAACGACTGGAACAACCGGATCAAGACTGCCGATCCGAATAATCCGAGCACCGCTTCCGATTTCATGTCGGCGCTCGATGAGCGGTTGGCGAACTTCCAGAACAACGGCTTCTATACCGAGAACGCGCAGAAATGGGCCGAGGGCCATGTCGAGGCGCTGCGCCAGCACTTCGCCGAGAAAACGCAGTCCGACATGGCGACCATGGCCGGACTCGCTGCGAAGGAGAACGCGCGCCAGACCGTGAACACGCTGACGGCGACGGTGCATGGCGATCCGACCAGCGTCGACTTTGCGCTCGCCGCGTTGAAAAGCTCGACCGACGGCATCATCAAGTCGAACCCGAATCTGACGGGGACGGCGGCGGCAAGCGTGCGCACCGAGCTGATGCAGGCCGGCGCTGAGTCGATCGTCAAGGCAGCGGCGATCGGCTACATCGACAAGACTGGCCAAATGCCGAAATGGGTGACCGACCCGAAGTATTCGCCCTACGTCAATGCGACCGAACTGCAGATGTTCGAGAAGCAGGCGAAGGCGCAGCAGAAGGCCAACGCCTATTACGACAAGCAGACCGCGGTGGCAGAGCGGCAGCTTGCAGACCTGAGGGTGCACCAGGGCGCGACCAAGGTTTTGACCGACAACGTGTCGGTCGATCCGAATACCGGCGTGCCAATCGTCAAGCCGCAGTTCTTCAAGGACGCGCTTGATATCGCGCGCAAGAACCCGGATGCGCCGAGCGCCGCCGAGACCGTACGCACCATGCTGAACTGGGGCGAGGCGCAGCAGAACAAGGAGGCCAAGGCGGTCGACGATCCCACCACAAAGCAGGATCTGACGGACCGGCTGTTCTCGCCGGACAAGCCGACAACGGTCATCGACCTGATGAAGGCGCGCGCCGCCGGCAAGCTGAGCGATCACAGCTTCACGTCCATGAAGCAGATGGTCGACGAACTCGAGCAGACGCCGCTCAAGGGGCCGGTCTGGCAAGCCACGGCGGCGGCGGTGAAGGATGCCCTGATCGTGACGCTGCCAGGCGTGCCCGGCAAGGACATGAAGGGCTCGGAGGCCTATGCGAGCTTCATGCAGACCTTCATCCCGCAGTACATCGCGAAGTCGCGCGCGGGCACGCTGGAGCCTAATGCGCTCGATGTGAAAGACCCGAACTCGATGATCTCCAAGGCGATGGCGCCGTTCAAGCGCACGCCGGCGGAACGCATGAAGGATTTCACGGCGAGTATCGGCGGGCTGGGTGCCGCCGCTCCGGCCGAGGCGCCGAAGGCCGAAGGTCAGACCGTGCCGCCAGCACTCCGCGGTATCGCCGCGCTTCAGTACAACCCCAGCAAGAAGCTTTGGCGCGATCAGACCAGTGGCATCATCTATGACGCCAACGGCAAACAGGTGACCCCCTGATGGCCGATGATGGATGGATCGACGTCGCGCAGAAGCCCGCCGACGACGGCTGGGTGAACGTCGGCAGTCAGCAGCAGCCGCCAGCCGAGCAGCCGTCATCGTTCAATCCGATCGACGAGGGCTACTGGAGCTCGGCCGGCCGCGACATGGTCAACACGACCAGCACCGGCGGCATCATGGCAGCGTTCGGCCAGGGTTTCCGCGAGGCGTCCGGCCCGGAGCCGCTCGGCCTGTCGCCGGAGAGCGTCAAGGCGCTGTCCAAGCTCGGCATCTTCGCGCCCGAAGGCCAGAAGGAATTCCAGAACCCGTTCCAGGCGTTCAACGAGGGCATCATCCTGCCGGCCGCTGCTGTGCTCGACGGCGCGATCCGCACGTTCAACGGCACCTATCGCGGGCTGCAGGCGGCGGGGATCGCGGCCGGGCTGCCGAACGACATCGTCAGCCTGCCGGATGCGTTCGCGGGCTCTCCTGGCGCGCTGGGCGAGATCAGGGTGCGTCCGGGCCTCCCGGAAGCCACCATGCGCGTGATTGAGGAGGGGCCGCCACCAGGGATGAAGCCGAGCAACGGCCTGAAACTGACCGAAGCGCCGGAGGGTGGTGTCTATACGCCGGACCAGTTCAAGCCGGGTGAGAGGTATTTCAAGGCGCTCGATGCCGACGGCAATGTCGCGGCCGAAATGCTCGTCAAGATCGAAGGCAAGACCGCGCGTATCGAGGACATCCTGAATCCGAATGCGCCACGCGAGGAAGGTATCGGCACGGTCGGAACCTCCGATATGCTCGGCCTGCTGAAGCAATTCCGTGAGAAGAACCCGGAGGTTACCGAGATCACCGGAAACCGGGTCAGCGGCGCGCGCGAAGGCGGCGGCTATGATCTCGAGGCGAAGAACGAGATTGCCATCACACTACCTGCCGCAAAGGATCTCGGCGTCATCGGACCGGACCGCTTGCCGATCAGCGAGGGCACGCCGGCCGAGGCCGCGCAGCGCACCGTAGCCGCCAATGCCAAGCCGGGCGAGAAGGTGACGCAGGAGGTCGGCGGCGAGCCGAATCCTTGGCGCGAGCGGTTCGACCAGTTCGTCGGCAAGATCAAGACCGGCGACGACGTCAAGCAGCTGATCACGGATGCCGCCGATCAGAACGGCGAGTTTCAGGCAGCGCGCGCGGGCGAGATTCCGCTGAAGCAGTTCGGCGACATCACCGAGGCGGCTGGCGTCGATCCTGGCACCGTGGACCGCTCCGGCGTCGGTCGGCTGCTGCGCAACGACAACATGGTCCGCAACGCGATGCAGGGCATGCTGAGCGCCACGGAGCAGGTCAAGGCTGCAGCGCGCGACGTCAAGGCCGATCCGTCCGAGGCCAACCTGATGAAGCTTCAGGAGGCCATGCTGCGGCGTGACACCTGGGTCGAGCAGGTCGTCGGCCATCGCGCGGAGTGGGGCCGCACCGGCAACGTGTTTCAGGAGTTCCTAGTGCGTTCCAAGGAGGAGGGCGGCTTCACGCAGTTCCTGAAAGACCAGGACCGCTCGCCGGAGGGGCTGAAGAAACTCGCCGACGCGATCGACAACCTCGATCCGGCGCAGGCCGCCAAGCTGCTGAGCGACGCCAACAAGCCGACGTTCTGGGACAAGTTCAAATGGTATTGGGTTAACGCGCTGATCTCGGGACCGGTCACGCATGCCAAGTACATCGTGGCCAACGCGGCGTTCGGCGCCTACGAGGCGGCCATCACGACGCCAGTGGCGGGCGCGATCGGCGCGGTCCGGCGCGGCGTGTTCGGCGGCAACGAAGGCGTGTTCGTGGGCGAGGCGGCGGCCAAGACCTGGGGCCTCATCGCCGGCGTCCCTGACGCGCTCAAGGCCGCGGTCGAGGCCGGCCGCACCGGGTTGCAGACCCCTCTCCCGGGCGAGCTGGCGCAAGGCATCGTCCCGAAGCGCAACCAGAACGTCGCCTACCAGCAGCGGCCGATCCCGGGCGCCTTGGGCGCCGTCATTGGCGTGCCCAGCAAGGGCGCCAGCGCCATCCATTCGTTTTTCAACTTCCTGGGCTACCGAGCCTCGATCGAGGCGCAGGCCTATAGGGCGGCCGCCAAGGAAGGCCTGAGCCCGCTCAACGACGCATTCTGGCAGCGCCGGGAGGGGATGGCGGCGCGTCCGACCGAGGAGATGATGAACGCTGCGATCGAGGACGGTTACCGGCTGACCTACATCTCCGAGCTCGGCGACACCGGCCGCAAGCTGTCAGCCTTCGTCAACTCGACCAAGGCCGGCCAGCTAATCATGCCGTTCACCCACATCCCGCTGAACATCCTCAAGCGCGCGGTCGAGGGCACGCCGGCGGCATGGCTGGACAAGGAAACCCGCGAGGCCATGGCCGGCAAGCACGGCGCGGCGAAGCAGGACATGGCCATCGCCCGCATGGTCACCGGCGCGGCCGTCGGCGGCTGGGCGGTCAACCAGGTGCTGAACGAGCGGATGACCGGGTTTGGCCCGACCGACCCGAAGGAGCGCGCCGAGTGGATGGCGGCGGGCCATCAGCCCTATTCGATCAGGATCGGCGACGAGTGGCTATCGTTCAACCGGTTCGGCTCGCTCGGCACCATGCTGGGGCTCTACGCCAACCTTGCCGAGGTGATCCCGCATATGAAGCCGGATTCCGAGGAGCTGACCAAGGCCATCGGAATGACCGTGCACTCGACCGGCCGATTGATGGAGGATGAGGTCGGCATGCAGGGGCTATCGAACCTGATGCAGGCGATCGACCAGCCTGACCGCAGCGGCTCGCGCTACGTCGCCAATTTCACCGGCTCGCTGCTGCCGTACTCGTCGCTGCTGCGCCAGGTCGCAAGCTCGATGGACCCCTCGATGCGCGAAGCCAAGACCGTCGTTGACGGCCTGCGCTATTACATTCCGGTCGCACGCCAAGGCCTGCTGCCGAAGCGGGACTGGTCGGGCACGCCGATCGCCAACGCCGGCTATGGCGGCGACCTGCCGGTGCCAGGCCTGTCCTCGATCATCCAGCACCGCAGTGCCGTCGCCGATCCGGTCGCGCTGGAATTTCAGGCGCTCGACATCAAGCCGGCTCCGCCGCAGGACCGCATCAAGGGCGTGAAGCTGCCGCCGCAGCTCTACGACATCTACCAGTCCACCGCCGGCCCGTTCACCCGAACCGCGCTCGAGCATTACGTCAACACGCCCGGTTGGCATGACCTGCCGATCGGCGTGCGCGCGGACATCTTCCGCTCGACCATCCGGGCGACCCGGGAGGCCGCGGGTGCCGCGATGCAGATGCGCTATCCTCAGCTAATCCAGCAGGGGGTCGAGGACCGGGTGAACCGCATCAATGGCGGCAAGCCGGGCAAGCTCCAGGACGTCTCCGCGCCGTAGCGGTGCGTTGCTGGTGGGGGCCTGACCGGGACAATCCCGGCATGCGCAACGCCCTGAAATACCTCGCCCTTGCCGCGGCCCTGCTGCCGGGATCGTCTCTCGGGCAGTCGCCTCAATTCCCCAAGAATCTGCCCGGACAAACGGTCGTCGGCCGCCTGGCGACCAGCACCGGACCATCACAGGCGATCCCGTTCAGCGTCCTCTCAGCGCAGATGACCAGCGCGTCGATCAGGCTGAACTCAGGAAACGGCCAGACGGCGCCCGGACTCATGGCCGGTGGTGGCACCTACAGCTTCGGCTCGACGACAGACACGCCGCGGATGACCGGCCTCGGCCTCGGCGGCGTCGCGCCGGCGACGGGCTTGGAAGTCTACAACGCGGCCGTGACCCCGACCGGCAACAGTCAGGGCATGCTCGGCGCCAACACCACCAACGGCGGCGTCTTCACCGGCCAGGGCTCGCTCTACGACGCCTCGATCGCCAACAAGAGCGGCTTGATCGCGCTCGGCGTCACGACGGGGACGCAGGACATCGTTCTCGGCGGCGGGCTGACGGCCGCCTCGCTGTCGACATCGGGCACGGTCGCGGGCTCGCTGTGCGCGACATCGGCCGGCAAGATCCTATACGAGGCCGCGGTCAACTGCTTCACGGTGTCCGGCATCTCGGTTGTCAGCGGCAAGACCCTGACCGTCGACAACACCATCGAACTCGCTGGCACCGACGGCACCAAGTTCACCTTCCCGGGCGCCACCGACACCGTCGAGACCCTGGCCGCGACCCAGACGGTTTCCGGCGTCAAGACCTTCTCCGGCACCTTCAATTGCACCGGAACGTGCCAGCTCAGCGGCACCGCGTTCGGCACGTTCGCCACCCAGAACTATGCGACGCCGCCTGCGATCGGCGGTACCACGCCGAACACCGGCGCGTTCTCGACGCTGACGGCGACCACCCCGATCGGGCTGACGAGCGGCGGCACCAATGCCGGAACGGCGGCGGCGGCGCGCGCGTCCGGCGGCCTCAACGTCGACCAACTGACCTCGCACGGCGACAGCAATTACCAGATCCTGGCGACCGACCGTACCGTCGGCACATCCGCAACCCTGACCTCGCCGCGGACATGGACCCTGCCGGCGGCCTCGGCCGTGAATTCCGGGCAGCATCTTTATGTCCAGGATTTCAAGGGCCTAGTATCATCCACCAACACGATCACGATCCCGCGCAACGGCAGCGACACGATCAACGGCGGCACCGGCTCGCAGGTCATCAATACCTCGAACGGCGGCTTCCTGTTCATCTCGGACGGCATTTCGAACTGGAGCGCTCAGGCGCTGGGCGCGCAGGCGGTCGCTGGTGTCGCCAGCATCAACGGCCAGACCGGCAATCCGAGCATCGTTGCCGGCACCGCGATCTCCGTGTCGACCAGCGGCGGCAACATCAGCGTCGTGAACACCGGCGTCACCGCGCTCAACAGCCAGACCGGCTCCGTCAACTTCTACCAGACCCCGCAAATCCGCCTCACCCTGACGCAGGGCACGCCGGTCACGACTACGGACGTGACCGCGGCGACGAGCCTCTATCTCGAGCCGTACAACGGTGCCCAGATCACGGTCTATGACGGCTCGTCGAGCTGGGTGCCGCTGCCTGTCGCGTCATCGACCTACAGCCTGCCCGCGACCCAGACGCAGAGCGGCACGACGCACACCAACACCACCTTGGACGGTCTGACCGACACGTCGCAGCTGGTCGTCGGTATGCAGGTGACAGGCACCAACATCGCCGCAAGCTCGACGATTACGGTCATCAACTCCAGCACGTCGGTCACGCTGAACAACGCGACCACGGGCAGCGCGACGAACACGATGACGTTCAAGCTGCCGGCGAACACCAACTATGACGTCTACGCCATCGCCAACAGCGGCGTGCCGAAGATCATCTGGTCCGCGGCCTGGTCGAACGACACGACGCCGCCGACCCGCGCGCTGCAGAACGGTGTCGAGGTCGCGAGCGGAACGACGACGAGCCGCCTCATCGGCTCGGTGCGGACGACCTCGGTGGCAGGCCAGCTCGAGGACAGCCACACCCATCGCTTCGTCTCCAATCGCTACAACGAGCAGCCGCGGCCGATGTATGCGACAGACGCGACGGCATCGTGGACCTACAGCACCGCGAGCTATCGCCAGGCCAACGCGGCCACAGGCAACCAGCTTGATTACATCGCGTGCGTGGCGCGTCCGATCTGGGCTCAGGCGCAGGCATTGGCCGTCAACAATACCGGCGTCAACAACGTAAACGTCGGCATCGGCATCGACAGCGCCTCCGCAAGCTCGGCTCAACTGGTTCAGATAGCGAACCTCTCCGGGACGATCTACGTCCCCACCAATGCGATCTATACGGGGACGCCTGGCCTGGGCCGACATTACGTGACCTGGCTGGAATTCGGCGGCGGCTCCAATACGCAGACATGGCTTGGAACGTCTGCCAACAACATCCCCGGCATCATCGGCGAGATTGCAAACTGATGACGAAGTTCCTGCGCTGGCTTTTTGCTCCGTTCATCATCTGGGGGCTTTGCGCCGCCCAGCCGGTCGCGATCACGCGGGCGTTCAATCTCCCCGCCAACGATCCATATTCGCTCGCTGTCGTCGCGCCGTTCGTCCCCGGAAACCCGAACGTCAACTATTTCCCGGACTGGAACAATCCGAACGGGAAAGAAGTCGTCGATATGTCGACCCTCACGGGGACGACGATCGTCATCATCGTGCTCGGCCAGTCGAACACCACCAATGTCACGCCAGCCCTTTACGTCCCGACGAACCGCACCGGCGTCATCAATTTCAACATCAGCGATGGCGGGTTCTACCGCGCCGCGTCCGGCGGCGGCGCGATCGACCCGCTGCTCGGATGCTCCGGCGACGTCGATTATGGACTGCCGAACAAATGGCCGAACGGCAACTGGATCGGGCAGCTTGCGGACCAGCTGATCTCGGCCGGCAAGGCGACCAATGTCGTCATCGTGCCGATCGGCGTCGGCGGCAGCTTTGCAGCAGATTGGGCGGTCGGCGGCTCGAACAACCCGCGCATCGGCGTTGCCCACGCCCGCATGGTCGTGGCGGGCCTGACGCCCAACGCGATCATCTACGGCCAGGGCGAGAGCGACAACGGCGCGACCTCGCAGGTCAACTATACCGCGAGCGGCAATTCCATGATCGCGACGCTCCGGTCGTTCTGGCCGAGCACTGGCATCCCGATCCTGATCAACACCGAATCCTACATCAATACCCTGACCGACGCGAACGTGACCAACGCGCAGGCGGCACTGGTCAACCATGGCAATGGCGTATGGGCCGGCGCAAATGCCGATGCGCTGGTCGGCAACGTCTGCGGCGCCGGGGCGAACACGAACTGCCGCCAATCGGACAACACCCACTGGTCGGTCGCCGGCGCCTATTCTATTGCCGCGGCCGAGGTGACCGCGCTGCATGCGACCGGCGTGTCGCCGTTCTAGGCGAACGAACGGGCCTTTGCTTCGCCTTCCAGGAAGAAGTGCCAGCGCGGCCTGCGGTAGCCGACAATCAGCCCTGTGCCCTCGTGATATTGGGTCTCGACTCCCGGCATATCGTAGAAATTGCACCGTGGGACGATCTCATTCGGATCAAATCCAGCGGCCGCGCAAGCGGCTTTTGCCTCAGATTCCATATCAAAACCCCCTCAAAAACGGGACGTTCTATATCACCACAACCTCGCGGCGAGCAAGCCGTCGGCGGTGCGTTGCTGGTAAAGCACACATGAGGCGAGGTCTGTCCGAAATCGAGGACGGACCGCATGCAGCCGCGCGTTGTTGACATCAGCCACCACAACGAGGTGAAAGACCTCAGATTGACTGCTGCGGCGGGCATTTGGGGCGTTATCCACAAGGCCACGCAGGGCCGCGCCTATGCCGATCCGGACTACGCGGTCCGGCGCCAGGCGGCCAAGGCAGCCGGCCTGCTGTGGGGCGCCTACCATTTCAACACCGGCGATCCGGTCCGGCTCCAGGTCGACAACTTCCTGACCAAGGCGCAGCCCGACGACGAGACGCTGCTGGTGCTCGACTACGAGGACAATCGCCCCTCGCAGATGAACATCGAGCAGGCGGTCGATTTCCTGCGGCTGCTCGAGCAAAAGGTCGGTCGCAAGGGAGCGATCTATTCCGGCAACCGGATCAAGGAAACGATCGCCGCGCTCGGCAAGGACGAGCAGGCCTACCTGACCTCGCACCGGCTCTGGCTCTGCCAGTACGGTACGATTCCGCGGCTGCCCAACGGCTTCCCGAAATACTGGCTCTGGCAATACACCGGGGACGGCATCGGCCCCCGGCCGCACAATGTGCCCGGAATTGTCGCCGGCAATGGCGGAATCGACCTCAACACCTACGACGGCTCCCGTGAGCAGCTGCAGAAGGAATGGGCCTAATGAAGCTCGGCGACCTCACCCTAATCCAGATCCTCGGCATCATCCTGATCGTCAACGGCGCGCTTACCGGCTCGCTGAATGAGATGACGGACCTCCTCGGCGCCGGTCTGGCGAAGCACATCGTGTCCATCTGCACGATCGGATCGAGCGTTTGCGGCGGCCTCGTCACGATGTTCGGCGGCCAGAGCACGCAGGTTCGCAACGTCATGGCCATGCCGGGCGTCGAAAGCATCAAGGTCAACGGTCAGGCCAATCAGGCACTTTCCCGCCTCGCGGTCGATCCTGACGAGCCGAAGATCGAAGCAACCCTGGCCGCCAAGGCCACCGTTTCAGCCACCGCTACTGGAGCCTGACATGCCCCGCATGCTCGTTCGAATCCTTCTCCTCACTTTTCTGCCTTTCGCTGCTCTCGCATGCGCTCCGGCGCAGGCTCAGACGAGGCTCAAGCTCCCGATCGACCCGCTCGGCCTCAACGAGCGGCCGTCCGTAGGCCGCAGCGGCAGCCCGCTGGAGGACATCGTCGGCGCGCTGGACGCCAAGCTGCTGCCCGATCTGCAGTATGCCCTGAAGCTCGCGCAGGCCTCCGGCAGCAAGGTCACGGCGCCCTGCTATCAGGCGTGGATCGACATCATTCAGGTCCGCCAGAAGGCCGTCCAGGACGACAAGGGCCAGGACATGCAGATGCCGGATCCTGCGATCGTGACGAAGTTCGAGAAGCTGGTCGAGCTCCGCAATTCGCTGCAGCCGGATTCGGAGTTCATGATCAAGTGCTCGCCGGTCGCGAGCATGGTCAAGAAGGACATCGTCGGCTTCATCGGCATCGTGATCTCCGGCGGTGCCGGGCTCGCGACGCTGGTCCCTGGCCTCTGAATGCAAGCGGGCCGAACTGTCGCGCGAACGGCAGTCCGACCCTCACCACCAGAAGAAGGGGCCTCCTGATGGCTAGCCGCGATCCAACCACAACCGTTGAGCGAGTTCTAACCGCTTACGTGCGCACCCGTGAAAATAGTTAAGGTGCGGTGATGCAGCCACAGGAAACTGGCTTCGACTGGTGGCACGCTCTGTCCGGGATGGTCGGTGCCACCGTCGGAGCAGGGTCAACACTGCTGACGTGGATTATCAGGGCCGCACGCATGGAGCCGACAATCAGAGCCGAAATCGTAGCCGCAGAGCAACGGGTCGAGCAGAAAATCGACGACAAGATCGACCAGGAGATCGGCCACTTCCGAGAGACGCTCTCCGGCATGCGCGAGAAGATGAATGAGATCGAGCGCGAGGCCGACCGTGAATTCGTCCGCAAAGGGGATTTTGCCGACTTCCGCAGGGAAAACCGTGAGGACATGCGGGATCTGAAGAACAACGTCGCCCGCATACTCGGCATCCTCGGAGGGCAGCAGCAGCAATGAACCGGCGTCTCCCACCATGGCCCCGCGCGGTGCTCATCTACTTCGGGACGCTGATCCTGCTGGTGGTCGCCATGCTCATCGTGCACTTCGCCACGGCGCACGCCCGCGACCTCGGTCAGTGGGAGACATCAGACCCAACAGTCCGAGAATGGTATAAGGGCCTCATGCAGCCGGACAATCCGACCGCATCCTGTTGCGGCGAATCTGACGCCTATTGGGCCGATGAGATCCATGTCCGCAATGGCAAGACCTATGCCGTGGTGACGGACGATCGCGATGACGGCCCGCTGCGTCGTCCTCATGTTCCGAGCGGGACAGAGATCGAAGTCCCGAACCACAAGCTCAAATGGGACAGGGGCAACCCGACAGGCCACGGCGTCCTATTCATGAGCCCTGGCGGGTACGTGTTCTGCTATGTCCAGCCGGGCGGGGCGTGACGGTCACTTGGGCTAAAACCCGCCCGTAGCTACGACCAATGTCGTAAAAATAGCGCATGCGCAAATGAATCCAGAACACCAGGCTGCGAGCCTGCCATGTCGAGTGGCCATGGCTGGCGCTGTTGCGGCAAAGGCAAACCAGAGAATTATCGGACTGATCCAGTAGCCGGACATTTTCTATCCTTTGGGCAGAGTGACGGGAAGGCAGCGCAACGCGCCCTAGCCAAACCACCACTGCAACAGCAACCCCACCGGCACGACGACCAGCAGTCCGAGGAGGAAGCGGCGGGGAGGGTTCATGGCGATGTTTCGCGCTCAGCGCTGCGCCAGGCTCGATCGATCTGAATCCAGTAACTGGCCGTGCCACCAAACAGAAGGGCCAGATCGGCAGCCGTACCGGGGTCCATGATCAATTCTTTGTCGTCGGCATATGCGGCAAGGTCAAATGCGCAGCATCGCACGGGATCATTCCCGAGCCGGCCGTGGACATCCGCATCGGACCATCCTCGCTCCGACATCTCGTCTCTGATAATTTCCCCTGGCGGGAAAACCTCAGCCAGAGCCCTCATCGTTCCTCCTCAGCGCGCTGATTGGCCATCTGCGTGCATGAATTCCTCGTGCGCACGGCGGCGGTCAACTCCCCAGCCGTGCCACATCTGCCACTCGCGCCATTCCTTGGTGCATTTTTCATAGGGGCATAGGCGAGGATCGTCGCCGCGAAGTCCAGCGTGGTATCCGTCGAGCATGGGTTGTGTGTCACTCATCGGTCAACTGCGTAACGTAGCCAGACATAGATTAGCCAATCCAGCGGCCCAAGAGCCTCCGTTATCTTTAGTCGCCGCTTCGTCTCGAATGCGGATCAGGGCCGCACGCATCTGGCGGATGTTGTTTTCAAGCTTTTGAGCTTCAGTCACGATCGCTCTCCATTCGTCTGCGCCACCAGGCGCTCCAGCTTTCGAATCCGCTCCTCAAGCTCGACAACCTTCTGCTCGAGGGACTTTCTGCGATCACTTGCGCTACAGGTGCAGCCGTCAGGGCCATAGATTGCGGCCCCCATGCATCCTGGCACATGGAAGCGGCCGATTTTCTTATCTGTAGCCCAATAGCATTTCACGGCGTTGTCTACTGATAACCGAGCAACCATCCTGCGATGGTAACGGCGACGGCTGAGACAACAGCCAGCCAAAGTATTAGATTTTGCATTGTCGCTCCTTATTGATCAGTGCCGGATGGGCAGGGCTGATTGACCTTGATCGTCACGTTGCCGTTTCCATCAAGCGTCACCACCGTGATCCCGATCATGGGAAACGGGATGTTGACCGGCAGGAAGCGAGGCGATGGAACCGGAGCAAGATAAGGTGCTTGCTCCGGCGCACAACCATGGAATGGCCAGCACATATTTTGCTGAACGCATTTTTGCCCTGTCTTTTGGCAAATCAAACCCATCTCATCGCTCCTCTGCATTCATCGCTTGGCACGCGCTTCAGCGGCCCTGGCATCATGGATGTTGCGCCACGGCTCAAAAAAGAGTTCGGCCAATTCTCCGCCGTCAAAGGCCGCATTGAGGATCTCATCAGCGGCCGGCGCCCTTTTGGCGATGGTCCCCTGGTCAGTCTCCTCGCCATAGGCCAGGTCTTCCATTTCGGCCGGCGTGAGTTGAAGCAGTTCGTCCTCCGCGATCCTGGCGCGGGTTTCCCATGCGTCAGGGATGATGGCCGAACCGACCGGGCTGGCGCCGTTGTCGAGTCCGAGAAGCTCGATCACGCGATATACTCGGGGGAGTTCTGAAAGGATCATGGTCCTATCCTCGCTGGAGGGCATCGAGCGCCGGCATGTCGGGCGCCTTGTGCCTCGGCCACGCCTCCATTGCGTCAGCCTGCTTTTGCGTTGCGAATAGAATGCTGACGTCGCCCTGATCCAGGGCTACCAGGTGGGCATAATATCGCAGCGTTGCTGCCGCATGCTTGTCCTGGGCTCTGAGCAGGAACACGGGCTCATCCTCCGGGATCAGGCCGGCGGGATCTTGGATGCGATTGTAATCGTCTCGTGCGTGTTTCATGGTTCTATCCTCGATAAAGGGCTGAGAGCGTCAGGCGCGGCCGGGCGGCGGGAGCAGGGCGAGCATCTGACCGCCGGCGTAGGCTTCGGCGATCCGCGGCTTGATGTGCGTCGCAACCGTCTGGCCGTCCGGCATGACGATGTGCGCCAGGAACTCATCCTCGAACGCCGTGATCCCGGACTCGACGGCCTCGAACTTGGCTTTGATGACCAGCGCCAGCGCCCGCCAGCGCTGCCGGCAAGCCTGCTCCCACTTCTCCGCGCGCTTCGGCTGGCTCAACACAGAGCCACGGCCGTCCCGCTGGAACTGCTTCTCGGTGATGTCCGGCAGTTTGAGCTCGAACATGACGCGACGGCCACTGGCCGCAAAGCAGACGATCGCGCGGCCTGGCGCGCTCATGAACGCCGTGCTGGTCGCACCGTAGCGGGTGATCATCTTCTCGATCTCGGCGCGGGACTTTTCGACCGAGACGGTCGTGCCCTCTGCGAATGCCATCGTCGTCTCCATAAGCCGCGCTATGCGGCTGGTTGCCGTAAGGTCTCGATCGTTCGGATGGTCCGCTCAATGCTGGGGCCGAGGAACGCTCGGTTGCCGCCGGCCTCCCAGCCCTTGAGCTGTTGCTCGAGCGTCGAGAGCAGGGGCTGCAGATCCGGGGCCGCGGTCGGTCGGTACTGCTTCAGGATGCGGCGCAGCTCGGGAACGTCCAGGGAACCTGGCTGTGTCAAATTCGTGCCAATTTGGCTGCGAGTTGCTTCAATGTTCACGCAAGAGGCTGCATCAACCTGCAAGTCCGGATCGCTACATCCTTCTGTAGACATTGGTTTTTCTCCCCTTTTCCAAAAACGCCACGGCCCCCGGCAGGGGACACGGTAAAATTCAGATTGTCCCGTTCTTCCGGGCAGTTACGACCTTCTCGGATTCCGGCTGTGCCACTTTCGTGTCAAACAGACGATCAACCACCGAGGGGTCTTCGCTCGCGTGCCCATAGGTCTCGAACACCAAGCGGGCCGACTTCCACCCGCCGCGCTTTGCCACCGTAGGCACGTCCACGCCGGCCCTGATGAGGCTTGTAGCGAAGCCGTGCCGGCAGGCATGGAACGACAACGAAGGCAGCCCAGCGCGCTTGCAGGCCGTCAGCCACGCTTTGATGCCGGCCGAGCGGTTGAGATAGAAGAACGGCCCGCGGCCAGGGTGACGGTCGAGGTTTGCCATGGCAGCGACGACTTCAGGCTGCAGCCGCGCCAGCCGCTCGGTCTTCTGCTTGCGCTGGCCGATCAGCACAGTTCCGGCTTGCAAATCGACGTCGGGCCAGCGGACGCGGAGCGCCTCGGAGATCCGAGCGCCAGTGCCGAACATGAACAGGGCGAGCGCGCCAAGATGCGGCGGCGCCTTCTTTGCGAAGGCCCTGACCCATTCCAGCGTCACCGGGGTCTTTTCCTTCTTCTCGACCTCGAACCGCTTGACCCGGATTGGCGAGCAGAGGCCCAGCTCGGCGCAGTGGTTGATCACGGCCTGGACTGGAACGATCACCTGGCGGTTGCGCGTCGGCGCCGCGGCGGTCGGATAGATCGCGATCGCGGCCTGCTTGATCAGGCCCGGCGTGATGTCCTTCACCAGCACGTCCTTGAAATGCGCACGCGGCAGGTTCAGGAATCGGTCGGTCTTCTCGGCGGCCAGATAATGCTTCACCGCGTCATCGAACGTCAGGACTGAGGCGGGACCATCGGCACGACATTTCCAGGCTTTGGCTTCGACCTGGGCCGCAAACGTGAGCGCGGCTTCCCTGGTCTCAAGACCTGTAGAACCGCGAAGTCTTTGGCCCGAGACCGTTCCTCGGAAGTGATAGACTTTGCCACGTCGGTAGACTTTGAGGGGCATGGCTTGGCAGCCTCCAGGAGGGCGGTAACGTCTTGCGGGAGAAGGACCATACGATTACCAAAAATTCGGCACGCGCCAAGCTCTCTCGCCCGCTCGCGCACACGTCTTTCCGACCAACCGTATTGCTTGGCGAACTCGGCGGGCGAGATGGGCTCGGGCAGGCTCATGGGTCTGCTCGCTCTGCTTGAGGCAGTGAGCGCCGGTTCATGGCGCTATCCTTTAGGATCTCAGTGTAGAGCTTCATGGTCAGCCCTAGCACACCGAGGTTGATCGCAAGAACGGCAAGGTTCGCATACAGCGTGCTCACTTGGGCGCTCCTCCCACAACAGCGCCATTAATCTGATCGATGCGCTCCTGAAACAGGCGATGACATTCGCGCTCAGCTCGATGACGCCGAGCATTGGCGCGGGCCATGGTGCTCTCGGCCTCATTCCAGAGGATACGAGCTTCTTCCATCTCGATCCGCGCGGCTTCGTATCTCTTGTTCCAATCAGTCACGGACAATCTCCTGGGGTGAGCGATGCGGCAATCTCACGTAGCTTCCCATTGGAGATTTGCCGGACTCGTCCTCCAGCAGCGACACCGGCACCGTAAAGAAACCCTCCCTGCCGTCGCAAACGCAGGGGATCGTCTCAGTGTCGAGATACATCATGTCGTCGCGATCAAGGCCGTAGGTATGGCCCGTAAATCGCTCGACCATTTCGCCAGCCAGAAACTCACGCGGTAGCGCCGACCAATCGCTGGGGCCAGCAGGCTTCTTGAAGAAATACGTCTTGGTCATCTACTTCCCCTGTGCTCGTTGATGCGAAGTCAGCGCCTCAGCGCGGATTCTTCTAATGCAAAGTTCAAGGCCAAGAACATTGAGCGCCGCATTAAACGTCACGATCGAAGGGTTTCGATTGTTTCGCCAATCAGAAATAGCAACGCGGCTTACGCCAGCCCGTTCTGCAATTTCCTGCAGAGTAGTCATTTGCTTGTTTGCTTCCGCAATAAACGCGACAACCAGTGGATGGCAATGCGGTCCAGCTTTGATGCGGCCCCGCCAGCGATGCCACTGCCGAGGTATGTCACGACGGCTGCGCTCTGATTTTACGATCGCCCAAATTGTCATGCCAACTCCAATTGCTCGGGGCGGCGTTCCCATGTCGCGCCACATTGGATCGCGTCCCAACGGTCAGCCATCATGCGCGGCGTGTTCTGCGGACGATTGTGGTTTTGAGCGATGTCGGTGCTATCGACGGAGGCAAAGGGCCAACTGCGGCCAACGCACTGCATTCCCCGCAGCATGTGAAGCCAAGGCATGTGCTTGCGGGCGACCCGGTTGAACACCTCGTCCATCCGGCGTTCCCACGGAGCAGACAGGACCACGGCATATTCGGCGGTCGAGCCGACACAGACCCGCGGCCACTCGTCTACAAGCTTCGCCAAGCGATCCAGGGGCTCGTCCATGTGCCAGACCGGCGCACCGCGGTATTTGAACGGCCATTCTCGGATCATCGCGTCCTGAAGCTGGGAGCCACCATCAATCACGTCGGGAATCACCGCCCATGTCGTCGGGAAAGCCAGCCACTGCTCGCACCACTCATAGAAAGCGTTCCAATCCGTTTCTTTCCCTGACTTCCATTTCGAATATGCGCCGTTGTCGAGCATCACGGATTGCCCGATCTGATGAGCACGAGCCACGTCATCCGGCCGAGCGTGGGAGACGCAGAAGTGGCGCCCCGCCAACTCGTAGAGAGCTGTCAAAGGTGTGATCGGGGTGCCGTGGTAGTGGATGGTCACTTGCCGGCGTCTCCACGCTGGGGGCGCGTCAGCGAAAGTGTGTACTCAGCCACATGATGGATGAACTCCAGCGTCATCTTCAGATCGCTTCCCGGAGCGGCGAGGTTATCGGCCGCCGTGGTCATGATCTGATCGAGCGCGGTGGTTTGCTCATCGATTTTATCCGTCAGGCGCTCGACGCTCCCCGCCTGTGAGTGCGTGTAAAGCGGCTCGACACCCTCGACATCAGGACCGGGATCGCGGGCAGAAACTGACCAGTAGTTGCCGTTGATGCGCCAACGCCAAGCTACAGGCGCTGACTTCGGTTCAGTGGGCATGCGCCACGAGCCGGTACAGGTCGGTTGATGGCCTTCCTCTGCGAGGTCACCGCCGCACTCGGGGCACTCGAACATGGGATAGTTGCCGCTCACCGGCGGTTCGCTGACGGCAGATGCCTGCGGTACATTGACGGTGCGGGCGGAGTGCAATTCCGACACCGCTTGTTTAATCGTCTCTATGTCTCCTGGCTCGCCAGTGTAAAAATTACGCCTGAGGATTGCCTCTACGGTGTCGACGGATCGCGGATGCGCTGCAGGTATCTGAGCGGAAAACTCACGGATCATGTCGGCGATGGTATCGCCGTGGCCTGTCGCAAATCCGTGCTTCGTTGCGAGTTCCAGGCAGGCAGCGTTGGCATCATCAGACCTTCTTCTTTCGGACGAAAGGAGAGAACGGCATTCTGCCCACGAAGTCAGAATGTCATCATAGCTGGCGTCCACATTGCCGGCAGATGCCTGCGGTTCATTGCGCAGAGCCGCCGTGATCTCGGCGCTGAATCTCGGTCCAAGATCGTTGCCGGGCTTATGGTTGATGTCGAGGTAATCCCGGAGCCTCTGCAAGAGGTCATAGGTGCTGGCACTGACGGCAGATGATCGAGCAAGCTGCCGAGCGGTATTTGCTGCCGACACGAATGCGTTGCGATCGCCTTCAATATGGCTGCGTTTCGCGGTCCACTCCTCGCGATCAAGGAGCCCCGTTAGACGATCGGCGTGTCCTTGGAGATAGTCCGCTAGCTCCAGCATCTGCTTGCTCATGGCTGCCTCGCCTTCTGGAGTACGTCACTGGCGATGTTGCCGACATAACCGCCATCATGAGCCGCAATCCGTTCCAGCGCCGCCAGCGCCTCGGGGAGCAGGTTGACGGAGCGGACGATCAGCGCTGCGTTTTCTTCAGAAGGACCATCGCTGGTCATGAAGCACACGCGATTGCCTTTGGCGTCCAGGATGTGAATGTTCCAATCGTATCCCGGCCTGTCGTCGGGGTCAGCGGTCCACGGCAGAGGCGAGTGTTCGGTCATGGCTTCTCTCCGGATTGGCGATGATGTTCAGTCAGTGCGGTCACTCGGCGGCTTCCGCGAGTTGGGTCGGGAGCTTCGGCTTGCGAGGCTCGATCGTATCTGGCTTGTGGCGCCAGCCCTGGTGTGCTGTGACGCCAAGTTCTTCCGTCGAATATTGCTGATGCCATTTGACGGCCACTAGCCGCGTTTCGACGCAAAGACCGCCGGCAATGGCGTGGGCCTCGAGGAACGCCAAGAACGCCCAGCGATGCGCTTCGGCTACGGCGTAGGAAACGAGCCCGTGCTTAACGGCTTCAGTATCCCAGCTCCGCACGGGGATGTTGGCCCCGTATGGAGTGGCGCCCAAGGTGATCGAGAGAGGTCGCCAATAGTGGTCGATGATGAATGGAAACGGCTCATTCGGGTTTCCAACCACCGTCGACATTGGGCTCGTGGTTCTGTATTCCACTTTGTAGTAGGTGCCCGTTGAGCTACCGCTGCCATGAATTCCAGGAGAGTGAATTTCAAGCTCGGGGCCCCGAGATTCCTTAGTCATTCTGCTTCTCCGTTTCGCTGTGTCGATGACACCGCCAAGGCGGCTTCTAACATCCGGCGCATGCGCTCGATCTCGACCTGCCGCTGGAATGCCACGTGCTCCGGAGTGCCGCCGACCGGCGCCGACCAGATCTCCCTTTCCGACCATACGTCGCGAATGACGTGGCGCGTCGGATAGGTGAAGCCCTGGATGCAATCTGGCGCGTCTGAATTGATAGCCGCCTCGCACATCGCATCAGTGACCGTCACTGGTTGAGCAGCAGCGACAGATAGCGCGTTCCGGATGGTCCGGATTGCCTGACACGTCGGACAATCATCATCGTGCACATCTTCGGCAAGCAATTCGTTGTCCAACAAAAATTGGAGAGCCTGAAGTCCTGCGCTCCCAGGGGAACATTGCTGTGTCATTGCGCGTGCTCCTGGTCGGCTGCAGCGGCGGTCGGCTTGTGGCGGCGTGACAGAGCAGCAGCGAGCGCCTTGCGATCGTCCTTCGTCAGGTCATCGAGCCACGCGCTCTCCAGCGCCTTGCTGCCGAGCTTGGCCTTCTCCTCGAGCAGCGCGTCCAAACGCGCCAGGCGCTCGCTCTCGGATTCGTCTGCGACCCCGGCGTCTTGGGGGGCTGGCGCCATCGCCGGGGCCGCAGTGTCCACCGCGCGGTCGTCTGGTTGACGCGGTGAAGGGGGAATGACTTCTGGCTCGCGCTGCCATGCGCGGTACTGCGCGACGAGATCAGCCCACTTGCGCGCGGCTACTTTGTTGACTGTCAGCTCTGCGCGGCTCGATATCGTGCACCATTCGCGAACTACATCGGCGGCTTTGTCGGCATCAATGAGAGTGTCGAATGAGCCGAGAATGTTCCGCTCTGACAGAAATTTCCAAAATGCACTGTCAGCACACAGGATGCCTGCCTGCTTCACCGGGCCAAGATCGTCCCACTTGCTGCCTTGCCACTCCGGCGGCGTGCCGTCTTCCGACTCAGTCCACAGCTCGGCTGGCGGCTCGTCGCGCACAGGCGCGGTCGCCTGCGCTGCCTTGATCAAGCCGGCGCCGCGCTTCTCGCCCCACGCCTCGATGATCTCCTCGGGATCGCGGTCATCATCCCGGCGCGACGATGCCATCTCGTCGTTGGTGTAGAGGCCGGACAGCTCTTGCGGGAACGCTTTGCGCAGCGCAAGAGCCTCGGCGCACTTGGCGATCATCAGATCGCCCATGCGCAGCCACATCGTGGTCAGGCCGCCGTCCTTCTTCGTTTGCGCGTAGGCGGCGAAACGAGCCACGCCCCATGTCGGCTCGCGGAATCCCGTGCGCAACACGCCAACCTTGGCTGCCACCGGCATCTTGTCGGAGATCCAGACGTCCTTCCATTCGCCGTCGGGGCCGCACCAGAAGGGGCCGACCTGGCCGGCGTATTCGCGCGAGCGCTGGGCAACCAGACGCAGCCCATCGATCGACACCTGAATCCCCATGACCTCGCGGCGTGCTTGGCCGTCCCATCGCTTGATCGCGTAAATCTGCTTCGCGAACGGGTCGAGGCTGGTGCGCTCGCACTGGCGCATGAACAGCATGAACTCGTCGTCAGTCGCATCGCGGCAGATGGTACGCTTGATCAGATCGACCTGCTCGGACGTGAAAAGGGATACCTGCTGCTCTTGGCGTACGGTCGGAAGGCTCATTTAAAATCTCCTTGGTCTTTCGAGCCGCAAGTCTGATCTTGTGCAGCTGCCGGTAGCCGGCGTTTTTCGCTCGCATCGAGGCCAACTGAACCTCGCGGGCGCATTCCCGGTGATACTTCCGCGGCCTGAACGTCTTCTCGTAGGTGAACGGCAGGCCGCAATGAGAGCAGGTCGTGGTCGTGCTGACCGCCGCCGGGTAGCGGCATTTCACCCAGCGCCGTTGCCTCAAGAGAACCACCAGATCGTGAGGTGGCCTGCGAGCATGGCGCCGATGAACGTCCACACGATGATCAGGATGCGGTTGTGGGGCGCGATCATCAGATGTCACCGATTGCGAGGCCCGCGTAGAACAGCGCGACGCAGACGACGGAGATCAGAACAAGCAGTTCGGCGAGCGCGATAGGGCCGCCGATTTCGCGGATGAATTCGCGCATCAGCGTCGCTCCAGGCAGTCGCGGATCACCTGCAGGTCGCGCTCGAACTCGTCGACCGATTGGTTATCGTTGATGGGGAGCGCGCGGCGCGGTGCCTCGATGCCGAGGCGGCGCTGCAACTGCCAGAGCGAGAGCAGGTCATCGGCCCGCCGCTGTGAGGAGATCACCATCCGAGGATCCCTTCTTCCTTGAGGAGATCGCGGCGGTGGTCACGCTGGTAGTCGATCCGAGCCTGACGGATCTCCTCCAGGCTGCGGAATTCGCGGGGATGCGCGGCTTCGGCGTGCAGCTCCGCTGTGACATCGCGGCAGGTGCCAGCGGTTTCGTCGACCTCGAGCACCTTGATCACATCGACGCCGCCGACGCGGATCAGGCGGATCATCGCCTCGCGTGAGTTGTCGTCGCGATCGGTGGCTTGGAATTCATTTCCGAGCCGCCCGTAGCGGCATTCGGCGAAGAAGAGGGGATTTGGCATGGCGTTGCGCCCCGTTGGTGATGGGCGCAATGTAGTTCACGTGACGTGAAGTCGTCAAGCAAAAAATTCACGCGGTGTGAAGGTCATCATCACAGCGCGTGAAGTGGTATCAGGCTGCGTGGCGCATCTTCAGCCGCAGCTCGTGCGGCAGACCGGCGGGGTTGCCCCGATAGATCCAGTCGAGCGTCAGCCCGAATTCATCGCAAAGTGCATTGGCGACTTCAAGTGTGATCCTGCGCTCGCCGCTCTCGTATTGCGACCAGCGATTTTCTTTGATGTCGATCCGTTTGCACAGGTCGACGGGGCGCAAACGGAGCGCCTCTCGCGTGATTTCCAGGCGCTTGGCCAAGGACTTAAGGGTCTCGGGCATACGCCCATGTGAACTCACCTTATGGCAGTTTTCTACTGCCATAGCGTGAACCCTTGACAAGTTCACAGCGCGTGAACTAGGTTCAGGCATGCTCAAATCAGTCGACGAAGTCATAGACGCGCTCGGAGGTCCATCGGCGATGGCCGAGCTGACTGGTGTCGGCCCATCGGCCGTCGTCAATTGGCGCACCCGTGGGATCGCGCCAGACAAATTTCTGCTGGTGAAAAAGGCACTGAAGTCGAAAAGCTTGGACGTTTCGCCGTCTGTTTTCGCGTTCAAAACCGAGGCGCGCGCATGAACGCGACCCGGCCAAGTAATGACCGCTCCCATGGTGTTCCCCGCTGCGTGGTGATGGACGAACATGCAACCACAGACTGCGGCGATTTGGTAGTGAAATTTTCATCATTTCGTCACGATCGCTGCGAGCGCTTCGCACTGTTTCAAATTCAAACATCCCAGCCTCCGTTCGATAGTCGGACGGTGCCTGACAACCATTGGGAGTGCGACAGGAACACTCCCATAAATCATGGGGAACACCTGCAATGGAAGTTTCGAAAGCTCTTAAAGAGTTGTCCGAGCCATCGGGGCGCGGTGATCCGATCAAAGCCGCTATCGGCAGGGCCGCAAAAGCAAGTGGCCTATCCTACTGGCGCACCTTTGATCTTTGGTACGAAAAGGCCCGCCGCATTGAGCAGTTCGAGCTCGACGCCATCAACGATGCCCTCAAGCAAAAGCGAGAACGTGATGCGGCCAACGAGCTCCACGAACTCAAGCTCCGCCTCACGCGCCTCGAGGCCCGTCTGGCTGCGGGGGACACGGACTTTCATCGCCCGGCTATTGACGCGCTTGGGATGGCGATGCGTGGCGCTCGCTGAGCTGATCGCGCCCTGGCTGAAGTAGTTGCGTGGGCACGCCCTGGGCCTGATCAGAGCATCACCTCCTTACGGAGTCCCAATGTCCGAAACGAGCGATTTCGATCCGCACCTTGCATCCGACACGCTCCGCGGCGATGTGCGCGACGCGATCCTGTCCGAGTTCAAGCTGATCCCGAACGCCTACCAGAAGATGGCCGAGGACGATCAGCAGCGTCTCATCCACCGCGCCGCGGATATCGCGGATCGTCTGGTGCGCGATGCGATCGACCTGATCGCTGAGCGCGGCCTGCCGGCGCTGCCCATCACCGTTGGCAAGATCACCGTGGACGGCTCGACCTGCAAGGGCGCGTTCGAGTGCTTCGCCGACGACGAGAACCTTTTGCGGATCCGCCACCTCCAAGGCAGCCGCGCCATGTTCGTGCTCGCCTCGCCGGACCGGTTCAAGGGCGAGCAGAAGCCTGCCAAGCCGGAAAACATCGGCGAGCTCGCGATGCCTGAACCTGATCAGCGCGCCGACGAGGAGCACTTAGCCAAGGTCGGGCAGGGCAAGGCTGCCGCTTAAGTCTGCTCGCAATGAGCCGCGCCACCTGGCGCGGCTGCCTTTGTTGCCTACCGCGTCCAGTTTTTCCGCATCACCACTGGACTGAACCGTGAGCATCCCATCGTTCAAAGATCGTCCGTTCGGCTGTCCGACGGATGACGAGCCGGACCCGGTGACGATCAGCCTCGCCGGGCCGCCACAAGGCAAAGGCCGCGCGCGTGCGTTTCTGCGCGCCGGCCGGATTGCCCATTACACGCCGGGCAAAACCGCCACCTACGAGGGCATGATCCGCACCGCTGCCATGGGCGAGATGGTCGGACGTCAGCCGCTCGATCAGCCGCTCGAGCTCACCATGCGCGCGGTCTTCCCGATCCCGTCGTCCTGGCCGGCCCGCAAGCAGCAGCAGGCGATCACGGGCGACATCAAGCCGGCCAAGAAGCCGGACCTCGACAACATTCTGAAGGCCTGGAAGGACGCGCTGAACGGCGTCGTCTACCGCGATGACGCGCTGATTGTCCGGGCCACGCTGGAAAAACGCTACGGCCAGTCTCCGCTGGTCGTCGTCACCGTGAGGGGGATCAGATGACCAACCTTGAACGCGCAATCCTTCGCTGCATCGACATCGGCTGGACTTCACAGCGCGAGATCGTTTCCGAGGCCGGCGGCGGTCGCTACTCGGACCTGATCGCCAAGCTCGATGAGATGGTCGAGCGCCGCGAGATCTGGCGCAGCTACGAGGCCGCCATGGTCGACGGCAAGCCCGTGCTGACCGCCCGCTACTGCCTGGCGCACGAGGTCGGGGATCCGCCGATCGGGCGCCGCGTGCAGAGGTCGACCGTGTTGGAGATGGCGTGAGCGATATCGGAGCCAAGGTTGCCGAACTGATCGCGGCCGGATGCGCGCCGGATGTGGCCGCCCGTGTGGTCGCCGAGGCCTATGTCGCAGGCGTGCAGTCGGCGGCGTTTCGCGTTGCGTCCACCCGACACGAAGTGGACAGTCGGGTGGACGCGGCAGCCGAAAAACGGCGCGCTTGGGATCGGGAATACCGTCGTAACAAGCGCTCGTGTCCACCCGACACCCACTCAATTCCACCCGATTCCACCCGACATCCACCCGATGTCGGAAATGATGCTCTTTCTATAGAAAAGAAAGAAAGAGAAGAAGGAAGTAAGAAGAAAGAGCGCGGCCACAAGCTTCCACCCGACTGGACACCGAAGCAGCATCACTACGACGAAGGCGCAAAGCTCGGCATGAGCAGGGCGGCTGTCGACGAGCGCGCAGATCGCATGCGCTCCTGGTGCGAAGCCAATTCCAACCGATCGATCACGACCAAGGCGAACTGGGATGCCGCCTTCACGGGCGCATGGCTGAAGGATTCTCGAAATGGGCAAGGAACTAACGGTATTCGAACCAATTCCGGCGCCGGACCAGCGCCGACCCGCGATTCTACCTTCATTGCCGCAATGGGCCGCACGCTTGAGCGGCGCCGCGCGGATCGAGCTGCAGCTGGACGGGGCGAAGTTCCAGGACGTGATGACGCTGCCGGCCGACCTGATGCCGACGGAGGCGCAGCGCCAGGCGATGATCAACCATCAGGACAGCTTGCGTTCCTACCTGCTCGACACCCCGGCTCATAGCGTCCAGGCCGAGACCCGCGTGGCCACTGCGATCGCGAAGCTGATCACGGTGCTCGCCGGCGAGCGCAAGTCAGATCTGGCCGACGAGGCGCGGAGCGAGGTCTACATGGACGTGCTCGACGACGTGCCAGCGTGGGCCGTTGAGGCTGCTGTGCGGCGCTGGTTCAAGCATGATTGCGGCTCGGATGAGCGCGGCCGCGCGCACGATTATCGCTGGGCTCCAGACCCGGGAACGCTGCGGAAGATCGCGCTGCAGGAAACATACGCGTTGGGCGCCCGGATTGGGCAGCTACAGCGCGTGCTGGAGGCTCGGCCCTATGTCGACTGCACCGAGGCGCTCGCCCGCGGGCGGGCCGCTCTCGCCGGTCTGGCCAAGGCCCGCAAGCTCGGCATCGACCACGCGACGATGACGTTCGACGAGGCGATCAAGCTGGGCAACGAGCCCGAGGCCTCGCCGCAGCCCAAGCAGGAAGCCGCAGAATGATCGAGCGGCTTGAGGTGGAAAACGAAATGCTGCGCGCCCGGATTGAGCAGCTCGAGGAGGCCATCGGCATGCGCGATCTGGCGCCCGTCTGCTTTGGTCTCACCGGATCGGAAGCCAGGGTGCTCGGTGCGCTCATGAGGCGCGACATGGCAACAAAGGAAATGGTGATGCTGAACCTATACAGCCGCCGGCCTGATGAAGGCGCGGAGATCGGGATCGTCGCTGTTTTCATCTGCCATATTCGGAAGAAGATCGAGAAGTTCGGCGTCAAGATCGAGACGGTTTGGGGGCAGGGCTATCGGCTTTCGCCCGACATGAAGGCGCTGGTTCGCTCTCTCATGCAACGAGAGAGGCTGGCAGCATGACCGCCGTCGCCGCCGTCAATGCCCATGCATGGGAGCGTGAGGCGAACGAGCACTACGTCGAGCCGCACTGGTGCAGTGAGCGGCTATTCGAGGAGGAGCGCTTTCCTGGCCTGATCTTTGACCCTTGCTGCGGCTTTGGTAGGATTCCAGAAGCTGCCAAGAAAGCCGAATATTCTGCGATCGGGACCGATCTCGTTGACCGCGGCTATCGCGATCTGTTCGGCACCTGCGATTTCATGACCGCAAAGCGGATCATTCCGCAGGTCTTCAGCATCGTATGCAATCCGCCGTTCGACATCGTCCCGGCATTTGCTCTCCGGGCCCTGGAGAGCGATGCGCGCAAGGTCGCGATGATCTTCCCAACCGCCCGCCTGAATGCCGCTCACTGGCTCAGGGGGACGCCGCTCGTGCGCGTCTGGCTGATGACGCCGCGCCCCTCGATGCCACCAGGCCATGTGATCGCACGCGGGGAGAAGCCCGGAGGCGGCAAGATGGATTTCTGCTGGCTGGTCTGGGAGCAGGGGTTCACCGGCGAGACGACGATCAGCTGGCTCAGGAGGGATGCATGACCGAGCTCGTAGCGCTTGCGGACGTGAACGACGCGCTGAACTGGCTGAACGAGCACCCTTGGGCGCCGTGGATCGTGGTGGCCGTGCTGGCCGTCGCGTGGGTCGCGGGGAGGCATTCGAAATGATCGAAATCTTTATCGCCGCCTGCTTAATCCTGGCGATTTGGGGCCTCACCGAGAGGATCGCGCGGGAGCTGATCGGCATTCAAACCGCGATCAAGGAAGTTGCGACGCAAATCAAACTGCTGCGCGAAGATCTGGAGGTGTGACATGCGCCCAACGCTTCGACCGCCGAACCGCGCGCTCCAGTACGAGCCTGGGAGCCACACAGACTGCCCGCAATGCGCTGGCACGGGCTTGGTGACACTCCAGCAGCCAGGCAAGCCAGAGACCGCCAGCATGTCTCGCTGCGAGCTTTGCAGCGGCTTCGGAAGGGTGCGGGCATGAGCGAATGGACGCCCATCGACCACCGTCCGCCACTGCCGCGGATCGAGACCAGCCCGAGCTACACGCCGCCGCCGAGCTCGGACGTGCCCGAGCACATCCAGGTGCAGATCGAGCACATGGAGCAGATCATGCGCGCGAAGGAAGGCGAGCGGTTGTGGGGACACATTGTCGACGTGGTGAGGGGAACATGAGAGCAATTGCTTTGGCGGTGATGATGACCGGCGCCGGGATCGAGGCGGCGTTGAGAGGCAAGGAAATAGAGCCGTCGGGAGGCGCCGGATTGATCGCGCTGATCTTCATCATCTGCCTGATCATGAGGTGGTGAGGATGAGCTGGGAGCCATACCGCGTCATCACCGACCTGGAGGCGCTCGTGGAAGGGTTCTGGGACCGCATCGACGATCTCAACACCACGCTCGAGCAGATCGAGATGGCCGGCGGCATGGCCAAGGGCCAGCTTCAGAAGGCGCTTACCGCCAACCCGGGCAAGCACGTGTCCAGGCCGCGCGATCACCGCCGCGCCAGCAACAAGCGCAATTTCGGGTGGGAAAGTCTCGGCAAGGCCCTCAAGGGCACAGGCCTTGCGCTCGTGCTCGTGGTGGACGATGATCGCTTCGCCGATACCAAGAGCCAGCTGATGCAACGCAAGCGGCCCCGGCAAACTTCCGATCGGAAGTCGAGCCGTCCACCGTGGCTGCTGACGCCTGCGAAGTCCCGTAAATTGCTGGCTCTGCGAAACGCGAAGCTGAGTCCAGCCAAGCGAAAAGCTATTGCTCGGAAAGCCGGTAAAGCGAGCGCAAAGGCGCGGCGCCGCAAATCAAAACCGGCCGTTTGCCTCCCAATTAGCGCGGCCGCACCGTGCGCTGCCACAGCTTGACTAGCACGGCCTCGCGCGCGGCCTCAGTGTCGATTTCCCGCGCCCAATGCTGGACCAGCTGTCGAGACACTCCGGCCAAGCTGGCAGCCTCCGCCTTGGTGATCAGGCCGAGGGCCAATAGACGCAGCGCGGCTCCCTTTGCAATCTGTTGCTTCGTGGTATCTTCGGAAAGCTGTCTCGGAGCCATGGTTTGCCTTTAGGGCTATGGTGATGGGCGGCAAGGCCCCGCTGGCGCCAACCGGCGGGGCCACTCGTTTCAGGCCACAAAGCCCATCGCGATCGTGCTGTCGACCACGTCATGATCGGTGATTGCCTGCCCCATGAACTCATGGGTTGCGACGTAGCGCAGGCGGACCTGCTCGCCCTTGGAATTGTAGGTCTTGAGGATGTCGACGATCGTGCAGAGGCACGGATGCTTGCCGCGGGTCTTGAACTGCTGGCCGATCTGAAAGCGGGGTTCGATGGTCATGGGAGCCTCTAGGTTGTTGTCCCGGTGGCGCCAACCACCGTTTGACAAGGATCAATCTAGCGTCGATTTGACGAAAGTAAAGCGGATTGTAATCACGTATTGTTACAAAAGTAAAATGGCGATGCTGCACGCCATGGCAAATCATCTGGGAGTGTTGCGCCACAGGTAGGCGCCGCAAGCGCTGCACTTGAGGTTTGCTGACCTGAGCCGCTTGAGCGTGGTTTCCACAGCCCCGTCATGATCGCACGAGGGGCAAGTCAGAAACCACAGCCGCACCTCGTTCCATTTGCGGTGTGCGGCGCGCTTCCGCCGGTCAATCCGCTCCCGCTCGGATTGATCCAGCCACCTTTCCACCTGGCTGCGTGTTCGCACGATTGAACCTTTTCACTGCCCTTTCGAGCTCTCGCCGGATCTCCGCCTTGCTCGGCTTGCGGCGGATCGCGCGGGCCTCGAGCTGGCGCTGAGCGATTGTTCGCTGCTTTGCGATGAAGGCCAGCCGGTGCGCTTCGATGTCTATTCCTTCGGCCCTCAGCCATTTCGTGATCGCTTGGCGCGACGCATCGCAGATCAGCGTTGCCTCGTGCACTGACACGATCTCGCCGCGCCGAAACAGCGTCACGATGTGCGATCGAAGTGGATGACGAGCCGGCGCCATAGTTGACGCAAGGTGTAAACTATCGATTTTTACCTTCCAACGCACCGCGCTCGAATCGCCCCATCATCAGCCATCAGCACATATTGAAATCATTGAACTAATCAGCCCGATTTGACAGCCGCCGCAAATCAGGTGCAATCTCTCGCGCATCCCCCGCCCGTCCGCGTTTTCCTTCCGCAGCGAGACCTGCGAGCGAGGACCGCTGACGAGCGCAAGCGCGAGGATGCACCATCCCCATGAGTACTGCTGCAATCCTCAGCCTCGCTGCCCTCTGGCTCGTCACCAGGCGCATCCGCTCAGCCCGCCGCCGCCAGCACGGTCTCACGGCAGCTGCACAGCTGGACAGCAGCACAAGCGGGTGATTGACCTCGTCTGCCAGACACGCTGGCTAACATGGAGGCAGCCTCCGTTTATCTGCCTGGCACATGACTGACACAGACTGCTGCTAAGCTATTGATATTGCTGATGTCACGCTCCCCTGATCAGGGACATGCTCGCTGTTGCTGAATGAGCGATGCTCGGTGCAACGGAAGCGCTGGCGAAACGAAACGCTGATTAATCAAGGGCTTAGACGGAAAGAATCCGGCCGGCCAGGGGGTGGGGGAAAATATCCAGCTCCGGCCTAATATCGACCTACCCTCCCTCTTTCGCGGCCCTGTCCTGAAAAGGTGTTGCATATCAGCAACTTATGTCTGTGGGCAGGTTTGTGGCTGTGGTGGGCTCGCGGTGCGTTGTTCGCGGTAACAGTTACCGGCACCTTCCTGGACCATGGATTTTGCGGAACTTGAGCTTGGACCGAAGATGCAGGCCTGCAGCGAGCGGGAGCGGCTGTTCGTCTGGCACTACGTCACGGGTGATGACGGGAATGCTACGGAGGCGGCGCGGCTGGCTGGGTATGCGGATGGAGGTTCTGGCGTCGGTATTCGGGTCAGGGCGCATGCCCTGATGCACCGGGAGCGGGTTTTGGAGGCGATCGAGGAGGTTGCCGGGAAGGCGTTCCGCGGGCTGCTGGCGCCGGCGATCAGGGCGACGAAGCGGATCATTGAGAGCCCGAAGGACGTCAACCACGCGAAGGTGGTGCTGTCGACGCTGTCGCGACTTGGCAAGAGCGAGCGGACCGGGATCGACGTCAACCATACCGGCGAGCTCACGGTCAACCATACGGATCAGGCGCTGACGGACCTGCGGACGCTGATCGGGTTGGGTGTGAACAGGGAGAAGCTGGTGGAGATCTTCGGGTTCTCCGGGCTTTCCCGGTACGAGAAGATGCTGGCGGAGCAGGACGCGCGGGCGCCGAAAGTGATTGAACATCGCGCGCAGGAGCAGAGCGAATGAGGATGGTTGTCGGGCTGGTGGCGCTCCTTGCGGTGAGCGGGGTTGATGCGGCTGAGATCACGCTGAAGGTCTCGGAGGCGGATCAGGCGGCGCTGGGGATGCTGCCGGGCGCGGTTGATGCGTGCGTGGCGGGGCTGCAGCTGCGCGGTGATGCGCAGATGTGCAAGGCGATTGCGACGTTCGCGACGGATTTCGTGGCGAAGGTACGGGCGGCCGCGCCGGCGGCTGAGCCGGAGAAGAAATGACCGCGGAGATCGTCGCCTTCCCGGTCAAGACGGCGCCAACCGGAAACGGCGCGCGCGAGGCGCTGATAGCGATCGAGGTGACGCCGAATGCGACGGGGCTGACTTGGTCGGATTGGCTGCTCGCCGAGCTCTGGTTGCGCGGCTTCAAGGTCGTGCCGCTGGATGGCGTCGACGATCTGTGGCCGGCACCGTGACCGAAACTCCTGAAGAAGGGCCGGACCCGAACGACGTCCGCCGGCACGCCAAGAAGCTCTACACCGAGATGCAGTACCGGCAGAAATACCGGCGGCTGGATTTCTACATGCCGAACTTCAAGCAGGAGGAATTCCACAACCTGCGGGTTTCGGAGAAGATGCTGCGGGCCGGCAACCAGCAGGGCAAGACGCACGCGACGGCGGCTGAGGATGCGATGCACGCGATCGCGTTCTATCCGGATTGGTTCAAGGGACGGAAGTTTCTGACGCCACCAAAGATCGAACGGCCGTATGAGTTCGTCGGCTGGTACGGCTGCACCACGTCTGGCATGACGCGCGACGGCGTGCAGACCAAGCTTCTCGGCGACATCAGGACACCCGGCGGGCTCGGGACCGGCATGATCCCGCTGGACAACATTGTCGGCCGCCCGACCATGGCGCGCGGCATCGCTGATTTCGTCGACACGATCAACATCCTGCGCGAGACCGGCGGCAAGGCGGTGTTTCGCGGCAAGACCTTTGAGATGGGCCGCGAGGCGTGGCAGGTCGAGGCGGTCGACCTGATCCACGGCGACGAGGATCCGGGCGACTTCGAAGTCTACAGCGAGTGCCAGGCGCGGCTGACCACGACGCGGGGAATGATCATCTGGTCGATGACCCCCGTGATCGGCGCGACACCGGTGCGCAAGCATTTCAAGAACAAGACCGAGGGCACCGAAGAAGTACTGATGACGATCTGGGACGCCGCGGTATCGAAGCGCGGGCACATCCCGGATGAGGACATTCCGGGCATCATCAAGCGCTACGGATCGAAGGCGGCCACGCGCGCCTATGGCGCCGACATGCAGGGGCAGGGCGCGGTGTTCGAAACCGATCAGGCCCTGATCAAGCACAAACTGCGGCCGATGGCGGTGCCGGAATATTGGCCATGGCTGTGGGCGCTAGACCTCAGGCACTCCGGGCAGGAGTCGGGCGGCCATCCGTTCGCCGCGGTGCTGATGACCTGGGACCGGGACAACGACGTGGTCTACGTCATGGACGGCTTCCGGATGTTCGGCATGGCCGCGAACCATGTGGCGCGCATCAAGGAAAACCCGATGTGGCGGGCGCCGGTGGCTTGGCCGCATGACGGCGGCACGGGCGCCGGCGTGCAGACCAACGACACGGTGGCGAAGGTCTACCGCAAGCTCGGGCTGAACATGCTGCCCACGCACGCGACGTTCCCGGAGGGTGGCTACAACACCGAGGCCGGCGTCACGATCATGGAGGAGCGCTTCGCCGCCAAGAAACTGCTGGTGGCCGAGCACCTGTTCGAGTGGTTCGACGAATATGCCGGCTATCACCGGAAGGACGGCAAGATCGTCAAGGTCGATGATGACCTGATGAGCGCCACGAGAGTCGGGTGCATGGACCTGCGCAGGGCGAAGACGGTCGAGGCATTTCGCGGCTACGCGACCGCGGCACCCGTGCCGATCGCCCCGGGCACGGATTTCGACGTGTTCACGGGGCAGTAGTCTCGCGGCTCTCCTAAGCCCTGGGCAAGAGGGGGAGACGGGGGTGCCCTTTCGTGACCTGGGCTGCCTTGCCGCTCCCAAGCCCTACTAGTTGCCGGACGTTTCCGCCGCCGCGAGACCGCGAAGCCATATCACAGCGGTGCGTTGCTGGCCAGCCGCGTCACGCACACGTTCCCGGCCATGGCGATGACAGGATCAGCGGTGCTTGATCTCGGGCTCGGCGGCCTGCAGGACCAGGTCGCGACCGAATCCGAGGAGGAGCGCAAGAAGCGGATGGCCGAGATGCAGCAGCAGAAGCTGCTCGGCCCGTCCGGCTCGCTGGCCGTCACGAACCTGTTCGCGCCCCGCGGAGGCACCAGTGTCGGCTACTAGGCTGGAAAAACGCCTGGCTTTCGACCTGCGCTCGTCCTGGCAGTGCCGCGCGCTTGCGGGCACCGAGGGCAAGCTGCAGGCTGTCGTCATGTCGGTATTGGCACACAATTTCGACGAAGCGATGCCGGTGCTGATGCAGTTCGCCTTTCCAGGCTTCCGCCCCTGCCACGAGCCGCTCCGCCATGCGCTGCTGTGCTCGGCCGCGCGCGTCGACAAGGCGGGCCGGATCGTCGCCGACGTCGTCAGCCGCCACGGCGTCAAGACCAAGGATTTCGCGCTGTTCGAGTCCGAGCTGCAGATGCAGGGCGTCTTCCGGCGGCTCGCCGACATGATGAAGCTGGACGACCACGAGCGCATCGAGATGTTTCACGCCGTGCAGCGCTGGGTGGTCGCAGACCGCCGCCTCGACCCGACCATGGATCCCCGCGACCCCGACGCCAAACGCCTGACGGTGAATTGATTGGCCGCGCCCGCAGCAGACGCACGCTCCTACGCCGATCCCTCGCCGCCGGCGAAGTCCGGGCGCGTCAACACGCCGCGCGAGGAAGCGATCGTGACCGGCGTGCTGCGCGAGTTCTCGCAGTACCAGACCCGCCGCTCCATGTTCGCGATGCAATGGGAGGAGGTGGCGCAGCTCATCCTGCCGACCGCGCGCAACACGTTCTTCTACCAGACCTACAACACGCCAGGCCTGAAGAAGACGCAGCAGCAGGTCGACGCGACCGGCGCGCTGGCGCTGCACCGGTTCTGCGCAATCGCCGATTCCCTGGTGACGCCGCGCAACATGAAATGGCACGGGCTCACGGTCGACGAATACCTTCTGAAGGACCGCGCCACCCGGCTGTGGCTGGAGAGCACGACGAACCTGCTGTTCAAGCAGCGCTACGCCGCAGAGGCCAACTTCCAGGCGCAGAATTACAACAAGTGGCAGTCCACCGGGGCGTTCGGCAATTCCACGATCTATGTGGACAAGTTCGACAACCGGTGGCACGGCGGCACGCAGGGACTGCGCTACAAGGCCTGCCCGCTCGGCGAGACCTTCTTCGGCGAGAACCATCAGGGCAAGGTTGACCGGATGATCCGCTGGTTCCGGCTGACCGCCTATCAGGCCGTGCAGAAATGGGGCCGCGAGGCGCTGCCGGAGCAGCTGGTGCCTGCGCTGGAGAAGGATAGCCAGTGGGGCTATAGCTTCCTGCATTGCGTGAGACCGCGCGAGGACTATGACCCGGAGCGGCTCGACGCGCGCGCGATGCCGTTCAGCTCCTATTACGTCTCGGTCGAGGGCCGCTGTCTGATGGAGGAGGAGAGCGGCTACCGCCGTTTCCCCTACGCCGTCGATCGCTATGACCAAGCGCCCGGCGAGGTCGAGGGCCGCGGGCCGGCGCAGATCGTGCTGCCCAGCCTGAAGACGCTGAACGCGCAGAAGACCACCTTCCTGAAGCAGGGCCACCGCGCCGCCGACCCGGTGCTGCTGATCGCCGACGACGGCCTGGTCGGAATGGACCTGCGCCCTGGCGCGCAGAACAAGGGCGGCGTCACCTCGGACGGCCGGCCGCTGGTGCACACGCTGCCGACCGGCGACATCAAGATCACGATCGAGATGATGCAGGAGGAGCGCGGCATCGTCGACGACGTGTTCCTGACCAGCCTCATGAAGACTCTGGTCGAGAACGCCAACATGAAGGCGACGCAGGTGATCCAGCTCGTCAACGAGCGCGCCATGCTGGTCGCGCCGACGCTGGGCCGCCAGCACACCGAATACGTCGGCGGGCTGGTGCCGCGCGAGCTCGACCTGCTGTTCGAGATGGGCATGGTCGACCAGGTGCCGCCGGCGCTGGTCGAGGCGGCGCGCGGCCAGCGCCGCAATCTGCTGTCGCTGCTGCAGGTCACGGATACATCGCCGCTGGCCATGGCGGCCCAATCCAGCCAGTCGGCCGGCTTCTTCCAGACCCTGGAGCAGCTGCGCGAAGTCGTCAACGTCACGCAGGATCCGTCGTATCTCGACCGGCTCGACTTCGACGCTGCCATTCCTGAGATCGCCCGCAACCAGCTGGTGCCGGAACGGTGGCTCGCGAGCGACGACAAGGTCGCAGCCAAAGGCAAGGCGCGCGCCAAGGCCGCCGCGCAGAAGCAGGCGATCGACGCCGCGCCCGCGCAGGCCGCTATCATCAAGGCGCGCGCGGTCGCCGCGAAGTCCGGCGCGCTTGATCAGAACCAGGGTGCCGTGTGACCGGCCTAGCCGCAGACAAAGCCCTCGAGGTCTTCACCGATTGCAAGCGCGCCTACCTGCTCGCGTTCAACACGGCGGCAGGGCAGGCGGTGCTCGCCGACCTCGCCAAGTTCTGCCGTGCCAACGAGAACGCCGCGGTGCCCGGCGACCACGACCGCACCTGGGCACTGATCGGCCGCCGCGAGGTCTATCTGTCGATCCGCGCCTATCTCGACCTGACGCCAGAAGAACTGGTCGCCAGATTTACCAGGCCCGCACAAGGAGCGATAAGCCATGACGACCGCGAAGCTTCCCCCGACTGATCACCTCCATTTCAACTATCACACCGGCCGTCCGCGCATGCATTTCGATGGCGGCGCCGACGGCGCTGCTGCTTCGGCTGCTGCCGCCGCGGCCGCTGCTGCCGCCGCAGCTGCTCAGAAACCATGGCATGACGGCGTCGAGCCGGAGATCCTCGGCCATTGGCAGAACAAGGGCTGGAAGGTCGACGATCCCCGCGAGATCGCGCTGGCGGCCACGAAGCAGGCCCGCGAGGCTGAACGTCATTTCGGCGTGCCGGTCGACCGGCTGCTGAAGCTGCCTGACGCCACGGCCAAGCCGGAGGACTGGGCCCCGGTCTATCAGCGGCTCGGCGCTCCGAAGGAGGCCAAGGAATACGACTTCGCCGGCATCAAGTTCGCTGGCGCCGACCTGGAGAACGACTTCGCCGAGGCAATGCGCAACAGCCTGTTCGCCGCCGCCGTGCCGAAGGACAAGGCCAATGCGATCGTTTCCGGCATCGTCAAGTACATGGAGGACGCCGACGCCGCGGAGACCACCATCGCCGCTGGCAAGGTCGCCGAGGAGAAGGCCGCGCTGGCGCAGAACTGGGGCGCCAAGTTCGACTTCAACATGGTCCAGGCGCAGGAGGGCGTGAAGCGCTCCGGCATCACCCCGGAAGCGGTCAAGGCGTTGGAAGGCCAGATCGGCTACGCGGCTGTGATGGAGCATTTCCGCAAGATCGGCGCCGCTACCAACGAGTCGGTCTTCCACGAGGGCGGCAGCGGCAACGGCGTTCACACCGTGGCCGGCGCGCAGGCTCGCCTCGCCGAGCTCGAGGCCGACAAGGGCTGGGGCAAGAAGTTCAAGGCAGGCGATGCCACGGCACGCGCCGAATGGGCATCGCTGCAGGCCATCATCAACGCCACAGCCGCATAAGGAGCCGACATGACCGACATCAGCATCGTGGAAGACGAAGCCGAGAAGCCCGCCAAGACCCGCAAGCCGGCGAAGAAGCGCGCCAAGCCCGCGAAGAAGGCGGATGCGCCGAAGCGCGTCCCGGCACCTCCCGGCTCACCGCTGGCCGGGCTGACCGCGCTTGACTGCGCCTCCGGCTGCACGGCGACGTGCTGCGCCATCTCCGGCGTCGGCATCTGCGCGCATCCGGCCAAGGGCGGGCTGCAGCCGAACCTGCAGAACGACAAGAGCATGCGCCTCTACAACCAGGCCAAGCAGATCATCGCCGGCCTCAAGCTGAAGATCGGTCAGACATGAGGATGGAGCTTTGCCGGGCGACCGAGGGCACGCATTTCGTGGTCGTGATCCGGAGCGAGAAGGGAGACGGCATCGCCGTTCCCCTCTCGCAGCAGCTCACCAACCAGCTCGAGGTCATGCTGCTGGTCGAGGGTATCAGCACCATGGTTCTGCCCGTCACGGAAAGGAGCAGATGATGCCGAGCGTTTCGAGGGCACAGGCCGGATTCATGGCGATGAGCAAGACCGCGGCGGGCCGCGCCAAGCTGCGGGCGCACGGCAAGAAGCCGGCGCCGGAGAAAGTCGCCAGCGAGTACCAGGCGGCCGACAAGGGCCGCAAGATCGGCAAGCTGGCCAAGCACGTGAAGAAAAAATAGGCGGTGCGTTGATCCGCCGACCGGTGCGGACGCATGTTCCGCGCCCATGAGACCCCGGAGTAGCCGGACCCCCGCAAGGGACAAGTCGCGGCTCGGGCAGAAGTAGACGGCCCCCGTCAAGGACAAGGCTGAAGGTTGATGGCCCCTGCGCAGCCGCGCGGACACGGCCGATGACGTTCATCTCCTGATCCGACGGGAAAGCCATGTCCGAGAATCTGCCGAAACTTTTCACGACCCAGTTTTCGAGCCTCCTGAAGATCAACCTGCAGCAGTCCGAGTCGATGCTGCGCGGGAAGGTCATGGAGGGCTCCCACGTCGGCAAGCAGGCGTCGCCGGTTCAGTATGTCGGACCGGTGCAGGCCAAGACGCCGCAGGGTCGCTTCGCCCCCCTGGTCCCGGCCGTCGAAGATTTCAGCCGCCGCTGGGTGGTCCCGGTCGACAAGGACGTCGGTCCTTCGATGATCGACACCTTCGACAAGCTGAAGACCGCGATCGATCCGACCTCCGAATATGCCGCGGTCCATGCCGCCGCCGTCGCCCGTGAATGGGACGACCGCATCATCGCATCCGCGTTCGGCACCGCGCTGCTCGGCGATGGCAACATCGGCGGCACGTCCGGCGGCGTCTTCACCAGCGAGACCTTCAACACCGGCTCGACCGTCACCGGCGCCGGCTACCAGGTGCCCTCGACCTTCGGCTCGACTGCGGCCTGCGGCCTCACCGTGCAGAAGATGATCGAGGCCAAGCGCGCGCTGCGCAAATTGCAGGTGCCGCAGAGCGAGCCCAAGACCTGGGTCACGAACAGCCAGGGCGAGTCCGATCTGCTCAATCAGGTGCAGGTGGTCTCGACCGAGTTCAACGATCGCCCGGTCCTGACCGACGGCACGGTGACCCGCTTCCTCGGCTTCGACATCGTCTACTCCGAGCGCCTGTCGAGCGACGGCGCGACCCGCCAGAATATGGCCTTCGTGAAGTCCGGTCTCTACCTCGGCCTCTGGATGGACATGCAGACCAACGTCAGCCAGCGCTTCGACATCACCGGGCTGCCCTATCAGATCTACACCATGATGTCGTCCGGCGCGACGCGGCTGGAGCCTGGCCGGCTTCTGCAGGTCATGTGCGCCGACTCCTCGGCCGCGGCCGACGTGACCCCGTAAGGAGACCGCAATGACTGTCGAAGCCCTGAAATCCACGTCGATCACCAACCTCGACGCCAATCCCGTCGTCGCCAACACGGCCGGAGAGGGCGCCCCCGCGGTCCAGTACGTGCAGAGCGAATACGTCACCGTGTCGGCCTCGGCCTCGGTCGGCTCGACCTACCGCATGATCCGCCTGCCCACGACCGTCAAGATCAAGGAGCTGATCCTTGAGAGCGAGGCGATGGGCGCCGGCGCGATCAACCTGTCGGTCTACTACAGCGACAGCACCACGGACGGCACTGCGGTCGCCAATCAGGGCATCATTGTCCCGACCACCGGTGACCAGTTCTTCGCCAGCGACATCAACCTCGCCTCGGCCCAGAACAACGTCCAGGTGATCAACGAGAGCGGCAACAACGGGCTGGCCAACCGCAATCTGCCGCTGTGGCAGGCGCTGGCGCTGACCTCCAACCCGGGCGGCTTCTTCGACATCGTCGCGGTGGTCCACACCACCGCCATCACCACCGGCGCCGCCAAGCTTGGGCTGCGCGTCAGCTACACGATGTGACGCATGGCAGCGGTCAACTACTACCTCGGACTGAAGCGCGGAGCGCCATTCAACGTGCACAACGTCTCCGCGGCGACGACGTCGGCTGGCACTGCCGCCGATGTCGAAGTCCGCATCCAGATCAATGACGGGGCCAATGCCACCGGAATCACCCGTCTTGATGTTCAGAAGCTCCTCGAGATCATCGAGGCGTTCGTCGAAGGCGGTGGCCGCAACCACGACGGGCAGTTTCTGCCGCCGCTTTAACCCTCAGCAGAGGATCTAGGAGAAAGAAATGACTGATATCGTCACTGCCTCTGTCAAGGGCATCGTTCGCAACCCGGCCGCGGCAACGATGGCCATCAGCACCGAGGCACAGCTCCCGCTCACCGAGCACGGCGCGGTGCAGACGGCTGACGTCCATGGCAAGTGGTTCGAAGCCAACTACCGCGGCAAGCTGTTCACCGCCAACGTCACCGCCGTCACCATCCCGGTGATCGCGTCCGGCCTCGTCTCGGTGTTCACGCTCTGGAATCCTCCGAGCTCCGGCGTGGTCGGCGAGATCGTGTCCACGCAGATCGGACAGGTGATCGCGGCAACCGTGGTCGATGTCGTCGCCTGGTACTCCTCGACCCCGGCCGCGACCGCCGCCGGCACCTTCACCACCCTGGGCACCACGCGCTCTTGTCAGGTGCAGGGCGCCCCGGCCAACGCGATCAAGTTCTACTCGGCCTACACGCACTCGCTGACGCCGTCGCGCGAGGATATCATCGCCTCGTTCGGCGCCACCACCAACACGACCGCATCGGCGATCGAGAAGCTGCACGACGGCCGCCTGCTTCTGCCGGCCGGTGTTGCCATGTCGGTCGCAATGTCGACCGCCGCCGGCACCACCTCCGGCCTCGACATCCAAGCGACCTGGGCGGAATGGCCGGCCTGATCTGGCGCAGAGTCCTCGAAAGGAGTAAGGGGGTGGTGCTTCGGCATCGCCCCTTTTTCTTTGAGGTGTCCGCATGATCTCAGCCCACGGCAATGATGCAGTGATCGACGCGCTGGAGAAGCTTCTGGCGCACGCGCGCCGCGGCAAGGCCGGCTACCTGATCGCCGTGATGGTCACCGACGGCGAGAAGCCGACAGGCGGCTGGTTCGGCTCGCCACCGCTGGAGCGCTCGGCCATGGTTGCGCTCGAGCAGATGGCCGGGATGATGGAGCGGACCATCGTCAACAAGACGATGCCGCCAGCGCCCGCCGCCCCGGCTGATCAGGTGTGTTACAACGTCCCGATGTCCCCGTGCAGCTACGACTTCATCCACTGGCTGGTCGATGCCGAGATGACCCGGATCGCCGAGGGCGCACCGGCCCCGCTGAAGGTCTGCTTCTGGTTCGGCCGCGACGGCAAGACCGGGCTTGAGGATCCCTGGCGGCGCGGCATGCTGGAGAACGTGATGCGGCCGGCGCTGGCCCTGATCGGCGCGGTCGAGGACAACCCCACGGCGATCAATGGCCGCTGCAAGATGGAGTTCGGGTTCAAGGACGTGGTCGACGGCGCCCGCCGCGGGCTGACCGTGCCGCGATTCCGGGCTCCGAAAGAATGGCCATACCAGGGATTTTCAGGCGGGGCAGTCACCATCACGTTGCGGGAGGCGAAGCAGTGGCCGCACCGAAATAGCGACCGAAATGCTTGGCTGAAATTTGCCCATCACCTGCGCGCGCTTGGCGAGTTGGTGGTCATCATTCGGGATACTGCATATGCGGACGAGGGGCTTGATGTTTTCCCCACCTGCCCGGGAGCATCGTACGATCTGACCATCCGCGCCGCGCTCTACCAGTCGGCCAAGATGAACTTCTTCGTCTCCAATGGCCCGGCGACGCTGGCGTTCTTCAGCGAGTGGTCGTGGACCATGTTCCTCAAGATCGAGCCGGACGGCCATCCCTACGCGCCGAACACCCCGTCATTCTGGCGGGAGCAATTCGGCATGGAGGTCGGCGAGCAGTTTCCCTGGGCCCGGCCGGACCAGCGGATCGTCTGGAAGGGCGACGATTACGAGAACCTGGTCGAGGCCTGGGAGGCGATGAACCCCGCGGTTCCAGCCTGATCCGCATGCGGCGGTGCGTTGCTGGTCCCGGGTCGGGCCAGCATCGTCCGCGCCATGCCCGAGTTCACGACACCGACGGATATTGGAAACCGTGCGGCGCAGCACTGCGGCGCCGAAATGATGGACCCGGTCCTCGGTTTTACCGAGGTCTCCAAGGTCGCCAAGCAGATCAGTTCGGTCTACGGCAAGCTCCGCCAGGCCGAGCTCGAGCGCAACGTCTGGACCTTCGCCACCCGCCGCGCCGCGCTCCGGGCGATCGACACCAACACGATGCTGCTGGTCCCGGCGGCCTGGGTATCGACCACGACCTATTTCAACGGTTCGATCGTCGATGACGGCTCCGAGACGCTGTGGATCTCGCGGATCCAGAACAACCTCGGCAATCAGCCGCAGAACTCCACGACCTGGGAGCCCTATTTCGGGCCGATGACGGTATCGCTCTACGACTCCACGACCACCTACTATTCGGGCGAGCTGGTCTACACCACCGCCGGCGATGGTAAGAGCAGGGTCTATCTGAGCCGGATCACCGGCAACTCCGACAATCCGGCGACCGCCACGGCGTGGTCATCGACCGTGACCTACAATACCGCCGACGTCGTCACCTATCAGTCGGTCGCGTATCAGAGCCTGATCGACCTCAACACCGACCAGACGCCGAGTTCGTCACCTGCGCTCTACAGCTCCGGGACGACCTATTCAGTCGGCCAGCGGGTCTACGATTCTGCCACGGGCCTGATCTATCAGTCCGCCACCAACGGCAACGTCGGCAACACTCCATCGACTGACGGCGGAGCCCATTGGACCGACACCGGCGTGCTGTGCCCATGGACCACCGTCTTCACGGCCGGCACCGGCTCCAAGAACTGGCTGCAGATCGGCGGGGCCGAATTTCCGGAAGGCGTCGGCCTCACGACGATGAACATCGTCTATCCGCTCGGATCCAGCCCCTCGGCGAACCCGACGACGCTGAATGTCTATCGCCGTCCGGCCGGCTTCCTCCGTGAGGCGCCGCAGGATCCCAAGGCCGGCTCGGCGTCTTGGCTTGGTGCTCCGACCAATAGCATCTACAACGACTGGCTGTTCGAGGGCGACTACATCCTGACCCGCTGCGTCGGCGTGATCGTGCTGCGCTTCGTCGCCGACGTGCAGGACGTCAGCAAGATGAAGGCGCTGTTCTGCGAATGCCTCGCCGCGCAGATCGCGCTCGCCGTCTGCGAGCCGCTGACCAACCTCACCACGAAGCTGACCACGATCGCGCAGATCCTGAAGAAGAAGGAATCGGAGGCGATCACGATCAACGCGATCGAAACCGGAAGCGAGGAATCGCCTCTGGATGACTACCTAGCCTGTCGAGGCTGACGATGGCGAACTCGTCCTTCGTCCAGACCTCGTTCCTCGCTGGGGAAATCTCGCAGGCCGCGCAGGGCCGTCTCGACCTGCCGTCCTACAAGATGTCGCTGAACGTCTGCTTCAACCATGTGATCCTGGAAACGGGCGCGGTCCAGCGGCGGCCGGGGACGCGGCATGTCGCAATCAATCGCGGCGGCGGGCAGGGGCGCCTGATCCCGTTCACGTTCACGCAGAACTATCCCTACAACATGGTGTTCACCGACGGCTTTCTGCGGTTCACCAACGGCTCGTCGCTGGTGATGACCAACGATGCGCAGGCTGTGGTTGCGATCTCCTCGGCAAGCCCAGCCGTGGTGCAGACCACGACCGCACACGGCTGGTCGACCAATAATTCGGTGATGTTCAACGGGCTGTCGACGAACAATCCGTTGCTGCAGAACCGGCCGTTTATCATCACCGTGGTCGACCCGACGCATTTCTCGATCGCCGATGCCATCACGGGTGCCGCGATCGACGGCTCGACGCTGGGCACATTCGTCTCTGGCAACGTCACCCGCATCCTCGAATTCGCGACCATCTATACCGGCACGTCATGGAGCACGGTCCGCTCGGTGCAGGCCGAGGCGAGGACCGTGCTTCTCAACGGCCAGCATCCGCAAGTTCTGGAGGTCGCGACCCCGCCGACGAGCTCGGCGTTTGCGACATTCACGCTGTCGTCCGCGGACTTCCTCGATGGTCCTTATCTCGATCCGATCCCGGGATCGATCGCAACCCCAGTCGGAGGAACAACGACCGCGACCGGAGGCCTCAACGGCGTGATCACGTTGAGCTTGTCATTCCAGCAATGGGACTCGACGCGAGCCTATAATATCGGAGATTTTGTCTCTGACGGCGGCATCGGATATCGATCGCTGATCTCGCCGAACCAGGGGCACAGCCCTGCGTTTTCGCCGTCGCTGTGGGCGCCGGTCAACGGCGGCGCGGCAATCAACAATGGCGCCGGCTTCCAGCCGTCGGATATCGGGCGGCTGGTCCGGCTGTTTTCCGAGCCGTTGCTATGGGACTCGGCGCAGGCCTATAGCGCAAAACAGATTGTGGCCTATCCCGACGGTGAGGGCGGCTATTCGTATTGGACCGCCACCGGCTCGATCGGCGCCGGCATCCAGCCGGGCACGTCGCCGCTCTGGGCAGTCAACGCCACTGCGGCCCGATGGACATGGGGCCAGATCACTGGCGTGTCCGCCGCTGGACTCATCTCCTCCGTATCACCGATAGGAACTCTCACCGGCGGCGGCGGCCTCGCCGCAGCGTTCGATGGCAACACGGCAAAGGGCTTCAGCTCATCTGCTACACTCACGCTGGCCACGGCGACATTACCGGTATGGAGTCCGACAGTCTGGCCCGCAGGCACGAGCTGCCAGTATCTCGCTATCCAGTACAGCGCCGCAATTACGGTCGTGCCGAGCAGTGCGCAGCCACAATGGGACTCGAGCCATGGCTACGCGGCTGGGTCAATCGTTCAATACAATTCGTATGTGTATCAGGCAGCTACCAACGTGCTCTTTGGAGTTGCTCCAGGAACCTCATCAGCATGGGTTGCCATTCAGGTGATCAGCACGACGCCGCCGCTGTCGGCGCAGACGATCTGGGCATCTGGCGTCAACGAGGTCAGCCCGCTCATAGACACGTACGTCGGACAGCATTACCCGAGCGGAGCTGCGATCGGTTCGGCCACGATCTATCCGACGATAGATGTCGGATATGCGAACGTGCCGGCGGCAAATCCGACTTGCATCATTACGTTGCGGGGCAAGGCGACCGCTCCATCAGCGCCGTCTGACGGGACCGTTCTCGGAACAACTCTTACCGCGACCAATACTTCGGCGCCGATAACGTTTGTTTCCGCCGACCAGACAACGGCATGGAAATATGTCTGGTTCGAGATAACGGTTCGATATGACCAGCCGCTGCCTGATGACGGATCGCACGTCTTCACGATGAAGATCGGCGCCAGCCAAGTCCAATTCTTCACGCCTACGATCAGCAATGGCTCGGTGGCCACCGTGCAGATCAGGGGGCCAGAGTTGCTCTACAATCTTCCGGTTCGCACATGGCGCGCTGGCGTCTATAGCGACGGCACGGGCTGGCCGACCTGTGGCACATATCACGAAGGTCGCATCTGGCTTGGCGGCGTGGTCTCGAACCGCTTCGATGCCTGTGCATCGAACGGGCTGAGCGGTGCGCAGCTGAACTTTGCGCCGACCGCACCGAACGGCGCCGTTACCGAGAGCAACGCGATCAGCTACATCTGCACCGGCGAGAGCTCCAACCAGATCCTGTGGATGAAGCCGGACCAGCAGGGCATCCTGTTCGGGTCGCAGGCAGGCGAGTGGCTGATCTCGGCGCCGTCACAGGGGCCGCTGTCGCCGACCAACATCAAGGCGGTCAGGGTCACCAAGATCGGATGCGCCAATATCGAGCCGCAGCGCGCCGAGCATACGCTGCTGTTCGTGCACAAGTACGGCCGCAAGGTCATGGAGTATTTCGCCGACGTCTATTCCGGCAAGTTCTCGGCGCCGAACCTGTCCAAGCACGCCAAGCACATGACCGTGAGGGGGATCGTCGAGATCGCCTACCAGCAGGAGCTGACGCCGACAATCTGGGCGCGACGGACCGACGGGGCGCTGATCGGCGCGATCTATCAGCGCGATACGCTGACGACATCGCAGGGGCCGAACATCATCGGTTGGCACCGCCACCAGCTCGGCTCCGGCCGGCTGCTGGAAAGCCTGTGCGTCGGCCCGTCGCAGGGCGGCAACCTAGACTCGCCGTCGATGATCACCAACGACACGGGAACCGGCGTTCGCCATATCGAGGTGATGACCGATATGCTGGACGAAGGCTTCGCCCTGACGGATTGCTTTCTCCTAGACAATGGGATCATCCCGACCAGCTATCTCGTGCAAGCCGCGCCGACCGGCGGCGACTTCGGATCGCTGGTGCTCCGCGGGCTGTGGCCGCACAACGGCAAGACTGTCACTGCGTTCGTCGCCGGGCTGGATTGTGGCGACTTCACCGTGTCGAGCGGATCGATCACGATCCCGTTCGGCGACGGCATTTCGAGCGGCGCCGGCTCCGGCCTGCTGACCGCGGCGCTGGTCAACTCGTTTGTGACGCTGCCGGCGGTA